ACGCGACTTCTCTTTGAACACGGAAAAGGCGAGGCTCATCACGGCGGCTCCAGAATCACTCCGCCGATAGGGAATCACGCCTGAGCCCATCCGTTAACCGCCGTTAACCCGAATTCGGAGCCCTGCAGGCGAATGCGGCCGAATAGACGCGGATTCGGCTATATGCTATATCCACCCGTGTTTCAGTCGACAGGAAGAGCGAAAATGCCCAGTTTGAAGAGCTTGGTGACGTTGGGGCCGAAGGCGAAGCAGAACCGCATCGAGATCCACCCGAGCGCGACCGCTAAGACGGGAAAAATCGTCATCAAGGGCAGCAATTGCGTCGTCGAGATCGGCGAAGGGGTGTCGTGCAAGCACGTCGAACTCTATCTGATCGCAGACAATTCGATTGTCAGGATCGGCAAGAGAACGCGCGTGAACAACTCGCTGTGGGCATCGCTTGCCGAGCCGAACACGATGCTGGAATTTGGCGATGATTGCCTGATTGCGAGTGTCATTGCCCGCACAAGCGATTCCCACCAGATTATCGACATCGCGACCGGCGAGCGGTTAAACCCGCCTGGAGATATCATCGTCGGCGCTCATGTGTGGCTCGCGCAAGAGGTAATGCTTCTCAAGAGAACACGGATTGGAGCGAACTCGATCATCGGAGCGCGGTCAATGGTGAACCGCGAACTTCCTAGCAACGCTGTATGTGCGGGCGTTCCGGCTCGCGTGCTACGAACCGGGGTCACTTGGGATGAGCGCATTTCAGCTCCGTCTGATTTGTGTATGGAATTCGCGGCGGAATAGCGCCGCGCCTACTCACCAGGATCAGGTTGCGGCGCGGGCCGCGTGAAGCCCGCACCATCGTAGATATCGCCGATTTCAGCGGTTTCCGACGGCACGACGAGATAGCCGTCGATCGCGAAATCTTCGTCCGCGATGATGGTGTTGACGACGACACTGGGCTCGACGCCGGGATCGACGAGCGCGGCGCGGTAGGTTGGTTTCTCGGTCATTCCAAGTCCTCAGAAATATTCGATCACGACGCATTGGCCGGCGCCGCCGACCCCGCCAGCGCCGGAATTTGCTCCGTTCTGAGACGCGCCGCCGCCGCCGCCGCCAGCGCCGACGCCGCCAGCTCCGCCGCCGCCGGGGGCCGTCAGAGATGCCCCACCTCCACCGCCGCCCGAGCCACCGTCGTCGATCGGGCCGGTCGTGAGTGAGGCATTACTGCCCGCGCCTCCTGCAACGCCTGTTGCTTCGGCGGTTGCCGATGCGAATGCGGCGGACAAATTGTCCGTTGCATTCCACCTCGCATTCGCTCCCGCCGCACCCGCCTTCGTCTCGGGATGCAATTCCTCATAGATCGCCTTGCGCCGAAAGATCGCGTTCGCTTCCTGCGCAGGCGTGAGCGGCGAGCAGGAATGCAAAGGGGCCGCGCTTGGCGGCCCTGCCTCAGACCATCGCGTCCAGCTCGACGCCCATCAATTGACGTAGCGCAGTCGAAACTTGCGCGTAGAGCCGTTCCGGTTCTCGATATAGATTATCCCGCCGTCCACAGCGCTTACCGAGACGCAGCCATCCGTACCAGTCGTTCCGGTGAGAGCGCCCCCGCCAGTAATAGCGTCAATGTTTCCTCCACCGGAGTACTTCGAAACGTCTGGGGTTGGTCCTGCGTCGATTGCAAACGTTCCCATAATGCTTAGATATGTCTCCCCCGTAACCGAGCTAGAGCCGACAAGGCTGATGACTGCGCCGAGTCGTCCATTCGGGATGGTGAAGGTAGTAGCAGCATCGTCAGCGAGCGAGAACTCGATCTCAGTCGGATAGCCTCCGACGGTGATTCCCGAGTCACCTACCACGATCTCAACGAGGACTGGCGTCATATCAGCCTTCAGGGCCGCGCCAGCCTTCGGCGCGCGCATCACGCAATACTCGCCGCCGGGCGCGTATCCGTTCTTGCCCTCCTGCAGGATGGCGATCTCGGCCCAGCCAGACGTAGAGCCCGGACCAGAGATCGGAATAGGTCGCGTGCGCTCGGAAAAATCGACTGTGCCGCCGTCAGATGCGTAAGAGCCGCCAATCCCGCGAAACCATGTGATTTGGCTGTTGTAGTTGCCAGTCATCCAAATGCCGATCGGCTGGCGAACTCCGAAGAACTGGGCATTATAAGCGCCGTCGAGCAGCGTCGTGTTGATGTTGCCGCCGACGAAGAACATGTTGCGGTTGTGACCGTAGTCGGCCCCTTCGAACCACAGGTCCCAACCAGGGCCGTTCAGCGTCCCCGTGGCGTCTCCGTTATATGCGACATTGAGAACGATCTCTGTGCTGGACAGGACATCGTAGACATATGCGTTAGTGCCGTCGTACGAACCATTGCCGGTTCCAGTCATCGTAAGCTGGCCCATGCCGCGCGGATGCTTATGCGGAGTCGCGGTCGTGACCTTAATTCGAGAGCCGCCGCTGTGCGACGCGATGCTGGCGATCCCGATCGAAGACGAACCGTTGACGGTGATGGTGTTGTCGGCGAAGTAGCTCTCGGAAGGCTGAGAAATACCGGAGCCAGATGCGTTGTTGTTGTCGCGGGCGATCTTCAGGCCGTATCCATCATTCAGCAGGATGCGGCATTTCGACATCTTCGTCTCACCGCCGGAGCCGAAGAACACGCCGCCTTCCGTGCATGAATTGATATCGACGAACTCGAAGTCCTGTCCGCCGGGACCGCCGGAGATTTTGATCCCGATCCCGCAACGATGAACGAATCCGCCGAGCATATGATGATGCGAGCCGGCCTCCACAAGGACGCCAACCGAGCGGTCTCTAATATAAAGATTGATCAGCGCCGAATGACCGGAGCCCATGGTCAGCTTCACGCCATTTGAAACACCTGTGCTTCCAGAAAGCGCGATGTCGCGAAGCTGGAACTGCGTCTGCGCAACATCGAACTCGACATTATGGAGACGGCTACCCCATCCGCTTCCGAAAATTTGCACTGCCGTTTTGTCGGACGTAAGGACGAGCCCGCTCGCGGACGTGAAAACGCCTTGCGGCACATAGCCGACGACAGGGGTTGCTTGAACCTCGTTGTTCGTCAACTTCGCCTTGATGGCGTCGAACCACGCTTGAATTCCGTTCGTGCTATCGGCCGCGCCGGAGACCGCATAGTCGCTGAGGCTGATGAATTCGGTCGTGAAGGTGTTGGTGACGGTCGCATCAAAGATGCGCCGGCTCATCATGACGGTGTGGGACGCGCCGCTGCCGGAGCCGCTGCCGACCGCAACGAAGCGGCCTACCTCACGTGACCAGCAGACCGAGGTCCATGTGGTGTCTCTGAACGTGACGCCTGCGGTCCAATTCTCGCCATTCGTCGAGAACATGACACGATTGCTTGTGCCCGTGATGGCGATAGCGCAAAGCAGCCCGGCCTCGGAACTCCACGTCACGCTGCGCCAGTCATTCGCCGCCGCCGCCGTCTGCCCCGTCCACGTCTCTCCGTCCGCGCTGGTCATCACGCGAGCGCCTGTGGTCATTCCGACCGCGACATAGAGACCGATCTCGCGTGCCCAGCACACGGAGCGCCATGCGGAATCGCTCGCGCCGAGGGTCGTCTGCAGGCTCCATGACGAGCCGTCCGGCGATGTCATCACGCGCTTCGTGCCGTCGGTCGAAACAGCGACGAGCTTCCCGGCCTCGGCAGACCAGCAGACCGAAATCCACGTCTGCGCTGCGGCTGCTGTATGCGTCGTCCACGCGGCGCCATCCGCGCTCGTCATCACGCGGCTCGTGCCTGTAGACGCGACCGCGACGAAGAGGCCGAGTTCTGCCGCCCAACAAACGGATTGCCACGCGTTGTCCGCAATGCCGGTCGCGGAGGTCCACGTCACGGCATTTGACGAGTACATCACCCGATCGCCGGTTCCGCTCGATGCGACAGCGACGAGGAGGCGCAGCTCCGGCGACCAGCAGACGGATGTCCAATTGTTGTTGACAGCAGCGGCAACCGCTGTCCAAGCCTTGCCGTCCGGCGAGGTCATTACGCGGGAGCCAGCCCCCGCCGAGGCGACCGCGACGAAGAGATTGAGTTCGCCTGCGTAGCAGACGCTGCTCCACGTATTGTCGTTCGCCGCGTTCGCAGACTTGAACGCGCCGCTCGTGATGAAGTCGCGGACGTTCTTGCTCGATCTCTTCAGGAAATCGGAATCGTAAAAGGCGCCCCAGCCGCCGGACGCCATGAGCGTCTTCTTCGCCCAGCCATCGCGCGCCGCCGGCGCCGGGACCAGTCCTTTGACGCCAGCCGAGCCCGTCGCGCCAGAGAAGGCCGAAAGCATCGCCGTGACTTGCGCGGCCGTAAGATCGGCTTCCGCCGCCGTCCCGCCGGTGTTGTTGCCCCGGATCGTGTTCGCGCCCATCTGCTTCGCCGTTGCGGACGTGACCGTCCACTTCGACGCGCCGTCGCTTTCCAGGCCGATAAAGCCATAGGCCGAGGACAGCACGGCCGAAGTGGCTCCGTTGATCGTGTCGGACCCGGCGCGGTTGATCGTGATGGTGTTCGTCGCCGAGCATGAGCCCGACTCGTCCATGATCCACAGCACGACGCCGGTCGGGAAATCGCTCGCCGCGGGAAGAGCGACCGTCCGAGGCGCCGACAGCGACGTGAAGGCGAGAAGGCGAGACCCTGCCGTCGCAATCGCATTGGCGTCAGCGATTTCTTCGCGCCCGATCGTCGCGAAATCGCCGCTGGCCATCGGCTCGTCGAGCCAGGCTTTCTTGCTGGGGTCGATCGCGGAAATATAGTCGTAGAGACGAGAGACAGACGCGCGCAATTGCGCCACGCTCAGAGGCAGCGTCATGATTTATCCTTCGCGATTTTAAGAGAGAGAGGGCGGCGCGCCGATCAGCCGTAGATGCCGAGCAGATAGGTCTCGATGATCGCGATCTCGTCGCTGGTGGGGACGGCGCCGCCGATCACCATCTGATCGCCGATATCGCCGACCCAGCGATTGGTGAGCGAGGCGGCCGCCGCTCCGGGCAGGCCGTTGGCGCCGATGCGGATCGAATTATGGCCGGCGATCGTCGAGAGGTGATGGGCGATGGTCGTGAAGGTGCTCTGCGTCGCGAGCACGGCCCCGTCGAGACGCAGCGTCAGCAGCTGGGCGGCGTCGTCGAAAATGCCGAAGGCGACATGCCACTGACCGTCCATGTGATCGAGATTGCCGGCCGGGTTGACGTAATAGCTCACATCGCCGTTGAGCATGAACCGCAGCTCCTTCGTGGAGCTCGATCCATAGCCGACCTGCAATCCGGTGAAGCGGTTGTTCCCGACCGCGTCGATCGTGAATCGATCGCCCTGGTTGAGCATGTTGCCGATCAGCGTCCCGCCGCCGCCGGCGAGGCCAGGGTCGACGCGAAAGACGGAGACGAACGAGACATTCGGGCCGTTGAAGACTTTCGCGCCATCCGGCATTTCCAGCGCGCCGGACACGGAGGAGGTGAGCCCGCTCCCATAGCCCATCTTCAGGTGATTTGGGGCCACGCCTTGCGCCGGGATGGCGTCCGTCGTGTCGGACGACGCCAACGCCAGCATCCGCGTCATATCGCGCCATGCATATGCGGCTGCCGGCCAATTGCCGCGGCTCTGCGCCGCCGGAATCGGCGACCACCAGCCGCCGACATGCGCGGCGATGATGTCGTAGACCTCCGCGGCGTCTCCCGTCAGCACGGGAGGGAGGTTGTCATTGTCGATGGTTCCGTTCAGCGTCCTGAGAATCGGCATGGGTTTCCTCACAAGATCGAGCCGAGCGCGGCGAGCCGCGATTGAATCACGCTCACGTCGAGCTGATCGACGGACTGCCCTGTCTCGCGCATCAGCGCGCATGCTTCTCCGGCCGCTTCGCCCGCCATCATGAACGTCGGCTCCATGCGCATCGACTTCCACGCCACGGATGTCGCGGAGAAGCAGTTGGGGACGAGCAAATTGACGATGTGTCCGGAGCCCGGCGCCGTGTGCAGGCACGAGAAGGGAACGTCGTATAGATCGGTGTCATGATCCGAGGACGGCGAGTTGCCGGTCGCTCGGATCGTGCTGGCGCCCTCGGCGTAGAGGGCCATGGAGTGACCGTCCATGAAATAGGCGAACTTGCCGATGCTGTCGGCCTTGCTCGAATTGCGCACGCCATCCGTGTTGGCCGGGTTGTCCGCGTCGAGCAGATCATATTGCGTCATGACATAGGCGCCGCGCAGCCGTCGCGCCTCGCGGATGTAGAGCTGATCCGGCCATCCCGGCGTCAGATTATGCGTCCACTCGTCCGCGCACAGGCCATAGAGATTGGCGTCGGCGCGCAAGCCTGCGTCGAGCCTCGCATCATTCTGCAGCATGTAGAGGACATGCATCTGCCAGCGCCGGTGCCTGGCGATGATGTCCCATCGTTTCGACCACGAGGCGTCCGGGTATTCATGCTGCTCGCCGGGCAGCTCGATCGACAGCAGGCGCAGCGCGTTGATGCACCATTTGCTGTTCGGCAGCGCCTGACCCGCCGCGACGGCGACGATGCTCCCAAAGGTCGTCAGATCGCCGCGATCGTTGATCAGCTCGACGAACTGATCCATCAGGCTCGCGTCATATCCATCCTCGGGCAGCGGGAACGGCAGGCGATCCGACGCCGTCGTCACCGTGAGGCGATAGCTGTAGGCCTGCACGAGACCGTCGGCGTCGCCCTCGGCGAGACCGGGATTCGTCTGCACGGGGTAGAGATTGTTCGGCGAGACGCCCGTCTGCGCGAACCCCCATGATGTGCGGAATCCCGCCAGAGATTCGCCGAACTCGGACGCCGCCTCGCGCCCGATGTGATAGGGCGCGCCGGCCGCCGCATAGAGGTCGCCCTCATAGCTCGCGTCGACGAAGGTCCGGCCGCGAATCCAGCCCATGGCAGAGCGGATCGCCTCGATGCGTCCCGACCGCACCGAGACATGCGACGGGCCATCGAGCGGGCTGTCGGTGATGATCCTCGCGCCGGTCCCGAGCAGATATTCGGTCAGCACTCTCGACGCGACCTTGGCCTCGAACGCCTGTTTCAGCCCCGATGTGACGCCATACTCGGTCGCCATCCGCGCGAAGAAATCCGCCGTCAGGCCGCCGAGCTGGTCCGAGTGGCCATATTGCGGAAAATCGGTGAAGGTGAGTCCGCCCCCGGCCATCACCCCGCCGAGATCCGCCAGCGGCTCGACGACGCAGATGGTCAGGCCATGGCGCGCGGCGCGCATCGCCGCCATTATGCCGGACGGCGACGCGCCATAGATCACCACATCATAGACGACGGCGGGAGAGTCCGCTCGCGTGAGGCCGTATGGCGAAGAGGCGTAGCTGGCGCCGTTGGATTTCGCGACGGCGGACAGGGCGCGGCCATTCTGATCCACGCTCGCCGTGACGACATCGCCAATGCCGGCGACGACGATGCGCGGCTCGACGCGGTCGGGATCCTCGAGCAGGCCCTCGGGCCATGCGCGCCAACGGCGACCATCGGCATGCGCCGCCTCGACGATGCGACCATCCTGATCGACGCTCGCAAAGAGCAGATTGCCGACGCCGGGCAGGACGATGCGATCGACATATTTTTCGACGAGATCGCTCGAACCGACGGCGCCGAGGGTCGTGCGCGCGGCCGCGGCGTCGGCGTCGTCGAGGAGCGTGCGCGAGAATGTCGTCGTGCGCGCCTCGAAATGCTGCGAGGCGCGCCGAGGCGTCATCGCCTTCGTCGATAATGTCCCGGCCTCGGCCTCCGCCTGCGTCGCCTCGGCGACGGTGATCGTCCGGTTCGCCGTCAGATTGCCGCCGCCGGTGGCGAGACCGCCGCCCGCGATCACGATCGAGGCGTTCGCCTTGGCGCCGATGAGCTCGATCGCATCGGCGGCGTCGCCGATCACCTCGTCCCATGCGACCGTGTCGACATCCGTGGTCGGACTGACGCCATAGGTCTGCAGGAAGATGCGCGCATAGACCGCGCCGGCGGGCGGCGCGATCGTCTCGGATGGCATGACGACCGTGTTGACGCGCTCGCCATTCGCGACGGTCGCGGCGTCGACGACCGCTTGCGTGACGGAGATCGGAGCATAGGACGACGACAGCCATTGGATGGAGGTCGCGACCGCGTCATTGAGCGGATCGCTGGAGTCGATCGTGCGGCGATAGACCGTGCGGATTTGAAATATCCGCCCCGTCCCCAGATGGATCGGCTCCTTTTTCGCGATCACGCCGGCGCCGGCGAGACGATAGACATAGCCGTAAGATGCGGCGACAACGGCTCCCGTCGACAGGCTCGCCATATCCTCCGCGCGGCCCGTGGTCGATGCGGAGAACATGGACGGCGCGTCGCCGGGACGCCCGCCTTCATTCGTTTGCTCGCGATTGATGATGGCGACAGCGCCGTCGATATCGGCTTGCAGAGCCGCATCGGCGGCGATACGGGCGGCGGTTTCATCGGACACGGCGCTCGCCGCCGATGCGGCGCTCGCCGCCGCCGCCGTCGCGCTCGCGGAGGCCTCCGCCGCGCTGGTCGCCGCCGTCGCCTCGATCGGCGGCAGCTCGACGAGGGGAGAGACATAGGAGCCGGAGCTCCAGACCGCTTGGTAATAGTTCGTTTCGCCGGCCTTGAAGGCGGCCAGCGCATTGTCGTCGGCGATGATCGGATTGGCGCGCGCGACGCCGCTGTTGTCGAAGAGCGACGCCTTCGTCGATGTCCCGTGAATGTAGATCGTCACCACCGCGCCCGGGAGCGGCTGGTTGGTGCGCAGGTCGACGGCCTGGACTTGATAAGGCTTCAAAGCCATTTGCGCGAAGTCTCCTGCTCACGGGGTCTAAGTCGCACGCGCGGCGACGTCCGCGCGGGAGCGCGCGACGACGGGCGTGCGGTCGGGGGGCGATCAGTTGACGGTGAGATATCTGATCGAGACAGAGATCGAGCCGGACGAGAAGGACCCGCCGACAGGGGTCAGGCGAATGCGGGACGCCGCGGACCAGAGCGTCGCGGCCGTCGCATAGGAGTGGTCGGCGCCGAGCGTGACGCCGCACGAGCCGAAGGCGCCGGAGGTTCCGCCGGCGCCGCCGCTCGGCGTGAATTCGGGGTCGATCGCGATTGCGATCGGTCCGGAGACCGCGGCCGTGATCTCGACAGTCACGCCGAGAAGATAGGCGTCGGCCGGAATCTCGATCGTCGAGAACAGAGACGATCCGCTCGCCGCAATGTCTTCGGCGAGCGTCGCGAGCCGCGTCGATCCCTGATAGCCGACGCCGTTCGGCGTGTAGTCGAATTCGGCGCAATCGGCGAGGCTCTGGAGCGCCCCGCCGAAGCGATTGAAGGATTGGAACTTGAACTTCACCGGCGCATTGACGAATTGCGCCGGCAAGGGAACGCGCGCGACGCGATCGAGCTGCTCGAAGCCGGCCCCGTCGAGATGCGCGGCCGGCGCCGTGCCATAGAGCCCGCGCTGCAATCGCGTCAGATCATATTCATGGGGCGCGGTCAGCGTCGCGGTCGCGAAGGCGATCAGCTCCCCGTCGACCAGCGACAGATTGGACACCGCCGCCTGCGCATTGGCGTCTGTCGTCGAGAGGAGGGACGCGCCGGATTCGGTGAGATCGACCGATAATGTGCTCGCCGTATCCCATCCCGACGCCGCCGCGAGATCGGCGGTCAGAAGGCCTTGGCGCAAGGGCGCGGAAATCTGCGTCAATCGCGCATAGCTGTCGCCCCCGTCGATCGAGGCCCAGACAAAGCAACCGCCCCAATTCGGATCCGCGACGCCGGCCTCGCCGCCGGAGGCGCCGAACCAGATTTCCGGCGCGCCATCGGTCGCGAGCGGCGGCGGCTCATAGATCAGCACCGTCTGCACCGGCGCGGACTCGACCGCCGTGTTCTCTCCCGAGCCGATCGCGCCGCTCGCGACATTCGGGCCCGGCGTCGAGACGCCGATCGTCAGCAGCTCGGCCTCGCATATCAGCTCGCCGCTCTCCTCCTCCTCCTCGATGCTGGTGAGGCGGAGCTTCACGGTTCCGAGCACGGGGTCGACGGCCTCGACGACATCCATCGGGTCGAGCCGGATGAAGCCCTCATGCAGCGAGAATTGATAGGTCGCGCGGACATAGAGCCCGCGCTGCAGCAGGATTTGCGCGACCGTCGCGCCGATGGCGATGTCGCATATCTCATGCGCGGTGATCGTCTGGCCGATGCGCGGCGCGCCCATCTCGAGGATCGAGGCGAGATCGCGCGCCTCGACCGGCGTCGCCTGATATTGCGGCTGGCCCTGCGGCTGCGGCAGCGTCACCGATCCGGGCGAGGCGCCGCGATCGGCGATCGCCATCATGATCGCCAGAGTCTCGCTCTGCTGGCGCGTGATGAGCGCCTGCGCGACATTCACGCCGGCGCGATTGAGCACCTCGAGGCGGATGATGTTCGCGAGGCTCAGCGGATCGACGCGATCGACGCGGACGGGGTCCTCATCCTCCTGCGCGACGAAATCGCGATCGGTCAGCGTGTAGCGGACCGTCACCGGGGCGACGAAGGTAATTCCATTCCCTTCGATGTCCATATCGCCATAAGGGATGATGCGCAGCTTGCCGTCCGACATCACCGCGGCGCAATTGGCGAGCTGCAGCCAGCGCGTCAAAATGCTCGCCGCCGTCTCGAACTGATCGATCTTCGGCGAGAAGGCGATGCCGAGCGCCGCGCAATAGGCCTGCATGGTCGATGTGCCGTCGCCGCCGAGCAGCCAATCGAGATCGAGCGCGCTCGCCGGATAGCCGGCGCCGTGATGCGGATCGGTCAGGAAGTCCTGCACGACGAGAGCCGGATCCGCATCGACGCCATTGGCGCCGGTGCCATAGAGCAGGCCGGCGACCTCGACATTCAGCGTGCCGAGGCTCGCCGATTGGCCGAGGTCGAAGGCGGCGCCGGCGAGATAGGCCGTCCTTGCATAAGCGAGATCGGGCCCGAGCGTATCGGAGCCGGACGTCGGGAGATGCGGCCATGGCGTCTGCGTCGCCGTGCCCTTGAAGAGGCTCGTCGGCTTGTCCCAGGCGCGCAGCGTGAAGCCGTTCGGATTCGGCGAATCGGCGCGGTAGAGATAGGTCGATTGGCCCGACCAGACCTGCCCGATATCGACGATCGGCCCCTCGCAGAGCGCGAGCTCGAGATCGGCGGTGTAGCGCCATCCGGTCTGCTGCCAGGTGACGCTGCCGCCCCCGCCGCCGAACACGCCGCCCTTGCCCGAGCTCTGCTGCGGCTCGAACACGGGCACCGGCGTGAAATTGTCGTAATAGATGACGTTCATGCCGAGCTTCTGCATCCCATAGACGAGCGGGACGGGAAGGGCGTTGGTCGCGGTCTGCAGCTGCAGTCCGGTATATTGCGGAAGCTGCGCGGCGGACTGCTGCGAGCGATGCTGGCCGAGAAAGCCCATCAGAAGGCGCTCGCGATCTTCACGCTCGAGAGCCGGCCGACGATGCCGGCATTGGTCTGCGCCTCCTCCTCGACCACGCGGCCATATTCGAGCGCGGCATGGACGATGCGCAGCGGATCGAGATCGACGACGATCGCGCCATGCGAATAGCAGCGGCCGACGCGAAACAGCATGATGTCGCCGAGGTCCGGAGCCTCGACGAGGCGCGCGCGATCGAGGAGCCAGCCGAGAAACTTCTCTTCGGAGCGGTGCAGCATCCAATCCTGCGTGTAGGGTCGCGGGTCGAAGGGCTCGCGCAGTCCGAGATCGACGAAGACGCGCACCAGCAGCATGCCGCAGTCGACGCCGACGCCCTTGACATCGGCCATCGGATGATAGGGCGTGCCGACCCAGGAGCGGGCCTCGGCGATGATGCGGTCACGCATGCCGTCGTCCTTTCACTGGGCGTATTGGGGAGGGGGCACGAAGGGGAACCCGCGGAACTTCGCCAGATTGGAGAACTTCGCCTTGCAGGTCGCCGCCGTGTGATCGCAGCCCTGATAGATTTTGAAGCCGTCGCCTGTCGCCGGCGCAGAGGTGAGCGGGAACATCAGCGTCACATCGACGCCCACATTCACATCCTTGACGGTCGCCGTCGCGCCGGCGAGCGCGCCGGAAGTGATGCGCACGAAGCCGCCGAGATGGCCGATCGCCGCCGCGCTCGTCTTCAGCGTGCGCGCGGTCGAGCCGGCGCCCGCCGTCGTCGCGGTCGCGAAAGTCTCGGCGTCGAGCCCGCAGCCCGCGCCATAGAGCGCGTGATTGCAGGTCGGCGAATAGCTGTTGCGCGGCATTTGATTGCCGAGCAGGACGCGATCGTCGGCGACGGTCAGCGTGGCGGAGAGGCGCCCGCACTCATTGACCTCGAGGATGCGGCCATCGAACAGGATCAGGCCGCCGACGACGGACTGGAACTTCGCATCCGCGAAATAGACGCGCTCGCGCTTGATGCGCGCGAGATCGAAGACGCCCTGCGCGATGGCCCGCATGAAGGGCGCGCCATTCAGCAGCACGTCCGCCTCGGCGGAAATGGTGATTTCCTGCTGTTCCGCGTCGAGGCCGATCTTGGATCGATAGACGAGGCCCTGCACGATCGGGCCGGGCGGAAGAAAGGTCTGGCTGGAATAGCGCACCGGGAAATGCGCATCCGTGTAGCGCAGGACGGTCCCGTCGAGCAGCGTGAAGGTGTAGCAATGGGCGCGCAGAATGACGCGGTCGCGCGCCGCGATCTGCGCGTCGAGATAATCGGCGAGCGCCGTCGACGCCGTCTTCATGTGCGCACCGAGACGAAGCGGATCGACGGGACTTCCGCGATCCGATGGAGAAAGCCCTGGAATTCCATCTCGTCTATGTCCCATCGGCATTGGAAGGCGAAATGGAAGTCGGCGGTGATGACGGCGCTCGCCGCGGGCGCGGCGTCGAAGACGAGGCTGTTCGGCTCCGCGAGACTCCAGCCGGCGTCGATCTTCGCTCCATCCGAATAGACCGCATCGACAAAGGTGATCCAGCCGACCGGCTCGCTGAAATGGATCAGCGTGCGCCGAAAGACGAAGCTCGTCGTCGCGCCGTCGCCGACGCCGATATCCTGCCCCGAAACCTCGCAATCATCCGGGTCCGTGTAGAGGAAGGTCGAGCCATATTTGCCGCCGCAGCGATGATAGAGGTCCTCGAGCATTTGCCGCGAATGCGGCGTCAGGCCCGGCTGAGAATCGTCCGAGCAGACGCCGTCATAGGAGACCTCCCAGGCATAGCGCGGCGCGGCCCATGTCCGGCTGCGCGTCTCATCGCCGGAGACCGATTCGACGATCCGCCCGCCCTTCCAGAAGGGGACGCGCTTCGCGAATTTCTGCCCCCCGAGGCTCGGGAACATCGGCGGGGCGGTCATTTGGGCGTGAGGCCCGCAAGTCCGAGATGCGCGCCGAGCTGCGCCGAGCGCGACATGGATTTGGCGAGCTCGCGGCCGTTGCGCTGTAGGAATCGCTTCAGCGAGCGGGCGTCGAGCGACTGGACGCGGAACTGATTATTGACCGGCATATTGAGCGAGACTTCGCGCGAGGAGGCCGCGGCGCCGCCCGCCGGACGCCCGGAGAGCGCGCCGGCGCCGCGCGGCTCGGCCGGGCTCGGGGGCGCGGCGGGCAGCGCGAGCCGCTCCGCATCGAGACGAAAGGCCGAGAGCCCGGAGGCGGCCGCCGCCGCGGCGTTGGACAGTTCCGGGCGCGGCGCGATCGGCGCCGCCGCCGGCGCGGCGATGGCGGAGACGAGGCCGCCCCAGCCGGTCGCCGGCAGAGCGGCGCGGAGCGCCGCCGCGGGGGCGGCGGGGATGATCATCTCGCCTTGGTGGACGGTCGCGAGCTGGGTCCGGTCCAGCTCCCAAGAGCCCACGTCGAAGCTCGCCAGGGCCGTCATGCCGGAGACGAGGGCGGCGGCGGCGGCGGCGGGCGCGGCGGCGAAGGGGCCGAGGACGGGCGAGAACCAGCCGAACACGCCGGCATAGGTCTCGGCGGCGCTGGTCTGGATCGATTTGACGACGGTCGCGAGCTTCATCGACGCGCCGGCGGCGGAGGCGCCAGCGTCGATCCCCGTGCGCGCCGCGGCGCCGGTCGCCGCCGCCGCCGTCTGGACCTGCTCGCCGGAAACGGTGAGCGCGACACGCGTCGCCATGCTCTTCGCCCAATCGGCGACGACATGGACGCCCATCTGGACGAATTGAGAGACCACGGAACGGGCCACATTGCGCGCGGCGTCGCCGAAGCTCTCGGTGCGCATGATCATGCCGGTGATCGACGACGACATTTGCGATGTGGTCGTATCGATCATCTGATGCCATGGGGCGACCGCGCGCTGGGCGGCGCGGCCATTGATCTGCGCGATCTCTTCCGCATGGCGCGCCTCGAGCGCCTTGATGCGATTGAGAATGGCGAGGCGCTGGGCCGGCTTTTGCTCCTCGAGCGCGAGCTGGCGATCGAGCAGAGAGCGCTCGATCGCGAATTCCTCCTCGACCGCGGCGCGCACGGCGGCGAGCTTGTCGTCCTCCGACAAGCGCTTGAGCCCGGATTCCTCGTCATAGAGCCGGCGCTTGGCCGCGAGACCACGCTGCGCCTCGGCGATCTCGCTATCGATCTCGGCGCGGGAGAGCTGCTTTTGCGATTCCGCGAAGGCGCGCTGCGCCGCCTCCTTCTGGCCGAGCGCGGCGTTATATTGCGCCGAGCCCTCGGTGCTGCGCGACATGTCGAATTCGGCGAGCGCCACGCGCGCGTCGCGAGCGCGCTCCGGCGGGCCGCCCTCGGCGCGGCCGACGGCGAGCTGCAGCTCGGCGCGCTTGGCCGCCGCCTGTTTCTCGGCGAGGGCGACGCGGGCCTGGTCGAGCTGGAGATGGAGCCTGGTCCGCTCCGTCGTCGAGGAGGTGAGGTCGCGCTGGCGCTCTATGCCGGAGACGACGAGGCTCTGCTCCGCGACCTCGTCGCGCTTGCCCGAGAGCTGGCGCTCGAGGACGGCGATATTGGCCTTGTCGATCTCATTGCCGCCCTCCTTCGCCTGGCGCGCGGCGAGGATCTGGTCCTTGACCTGCGCGGCGGCTTCCGCCGCCCTCGCCATCAGCTCCGGCCCGCGGTCGCTCTCGAAGGCGTCGGCATAGATGCGGCGGACGGGCGTCCGGGCGGTGAAATTATCCTCGCCGGTGGCGGGGCTATAGCCCTCGGCGCGCTCGAACATGGAGGCGCCGCGCGCGGCCTCGGCGGGCGTGGTCGCGCGGCGCAGGACTTCGCCGGACTTCGCCTCACCGCCATTCAGCTCCCGGATCGCATAGGCGAGCTGCGCGTCGAAATCCGTATTGCCGGCGATGGTCGCCTTGCGGGGGCCCAGCCATTGGGCGATGCCGAAGGCGCCGGATTTCGGATTGACGCTGGCCGGCCCGGCCGGGGCCTCGACGCCCGCCCAGCGCGCGACGAGG